ACAGCGATGTTCATGAATTTGGTACTGCTGTCAAAGTGTGCCCAGCTGTGGGTGTTTGGTTCTGTGCGGTCGGAGGGGATGCAGCAGGAAATCAAATGGGCGAAGCGGCGGCATATGACCATTCGGCATTTTACAGAAGAACTGGAGGAAATAGAATGAAATTTACGCTCTATACAGCTAACTGTACCGGCAATGAAAAGAATGTCCTTTATCCCAACCAAAAGGTCATTACTTCAGAAGCGGATTTGAAAAAAGCCGTTGTCTACGATCATGTCTGTGCTCAGTATGAGAATTTTGCCCGCAGTGATGCCAATTTCCTGTTGTCTGATGTAGTACCTATGGACTGTGACAATGACCATTCAGACGACCCGAAAGACTGGATCACGCCTGAAATGCTGATGAACAGCTTAGGAGATGTTGCATTTGCAGTGACCTACAGCCGTCATCATCTGTTGACAAAAGGCAGCAAATCTGCCCGTCCCCGTTTCCATGTTTTCTTTCCCACCTCACCCTGCAAAAACGCCACGATGCACAAGGCAGTTAAAAATCAGATTCATAAGGAACTGCCGTTCTTTGACGGAAATGCACTGGATGCCTCACGTTTTTTGTTTGGTTGTCCGAGCGATGTTGTATGGCACGAAGGCAGTCTTTCCATTGAGGACTGGCTTACACTGATGAAGTCAAACCGTAACATTCCGCAGGGACAGCGTAACAGCACAATGTCTCGCATGGCTGGAAAGCTGGTCAAGCGTTTTGGTGTGACTGAGGAAAGTTATCAGAAGTTTCTGGAAAAAGCAGCAGAATGCGAACCGCCGCTACCGGATGAAGAACTGGAAGCAATCTGGCACAGTGCCTGCAAATTCGGAAAAAAAGTAACCTCGCAGGAAGGATATATTTCTCCTGAAGCATACGGCAAACAGTCCCTGATTCCCGATGATTTTTCGGACGTTGGAGAGGCTCGCACATTTGTAGAAGGCTTTTCAGATGAGGTGGCATTTACCATTGCGACCGATTATCTTCGCTACAACGGAACCTATTGGGAGGAGTCAGAACACGCTGTCACCCTTGCTATGATCGAACATACAGACGTACAGCTGGCAGAGGCGGAAAAGCAGGTGGAAGCGTCACTTTTGAAACTGGAAAGCCTCGGTGTTGCAAGAGATGCAGCAATTAATGGCGGTAAAAAGTTTCGAGATAGTCTGGACGAGGAACAGATCGCCGCATACAAGGAGTATCAGTACTATGCCGCTTTCAAGGCGTTTGTCATGAAATATCGCCATGTTCGCAGTATGACCAATGCACTGGATGCCGCAAAGCCGCTTGTGCTCCACAATCCCGAAGCCCTCGACAGCAATCCCATGCTCTTGAATACCCCCGGAGGCACGTATTATCTGCCCGAAGGATTGAATGGCTGGAAGCCCACAGACCCTGCCGACCTCTTAACGAAAGTGACGGCGGTCGTTCCGAGCAATGAAGGCGAAGAACTCTGGAATGATGCGTTGCAGCTGTTCTTCTGCGGCGACCAGAGCTTGATTGACTATGTGCAGATGATTTGCGGACTTTGTATTGTGGGCAAGGTGTATTTGGAGGCGATGATTATTGCTTACGGTGATGGACGTAACGGAAAATCGACTTTCTGGAATGTCATTTACAAGGTTCTGGGAAGTTACAGCGGAAACATTTCAGCAGATGCCCTGACTGTCAATTGCAAGAGAAACGTGAAGCCGGAAATGGCGGAACTCAAGGGAAAGCGGATGATTATTGCGGCAGAATTGCAAGAGGGCATGCGGCTGAATACCAGCGTGGTGAAGCAGCTCTGTTCGACCGACCCGATTTTTGCCGAGAAGAAATTCAAAGCACCATTCCACTTTGAACCTTCACATACTTTGGTGCTGTATACCAATCATCTTCCGAAGGTTGGTGCATCGGATGATGGCACGTGGAGAAGATTGATTGTGATCCCGTTTCACGCAAAAATTCAGGGTTCTAAGGATATCAAAAACTACACGCAGCACTTGGTAGATAACGCAGGTGGTGCGGTACTTTCATGGCTGATTGAAGGTGCAAGAAAGGTCATTGCGGCAAACTATCAGATTAGCAGACCGCAGTGTGTTTTAGATGCAATTGGCTCTTATCGGGAAGGCAATGACTGGCTTGGGAATTTCATCAATGAGTGTTGTGAAGTAGATAAAAGCTATCAGGCAAAGTCCGGAGATTTGTATCAAAAATACCGAGATTTTTGTAACGAAAATGGCGAGTATGTGAGAAGCACCTCTGACTTTTATGCCGCACTGGAACAGGCTGGATATAAGAAGAAAAAAACGAATAAAGGCAGCCTTATACATGGTTTGTTCATAAAAGATGAGGAAGATTTTCTGGATTGACTGTCACTGAAAAAGCTGAAAAACGGCGTAAAATAGGGAAAGTGACAGTCGGTGATACTCATATACAGACCTTACGCACGCGAGAAAAAAAGTAAAAATTTATCTCTATAGAAAGGTTTGCAAACGACCATCACCGACTGTCACTTTTCTGAAAAATAGGGGGATTTATGCGAGAGAAAATCATCGAAGAAAAACTGATAAAAGCCGTCCAACAGAACGGGGGTGTTTGCTGGAAATTCACGTCTCCCGGAACGGCAGGAGTTCCAGATCGTATCGTATTGATGCCCGGCGGCAGGATCGCTTTTGTGGAAGTGAAAGCACCCGGAGAGAAACCCAGACCGCTTCAACTTTCCCGGCATAAACTTCTGAGGCGATTGGGTTTTCTGGTTTATGTCTTGGATGCTTGTGAGGACATCGATAAAATCATAAAAGAGGTGATGAGTAATGAAGCTTCATGATTATCAAGAATATGCAGTTAAGTTCATAGAGGAACATAAGACAGCAGCCCTTTTCCTTGACATGGGCTTAGGTTGACAAAACCATAACAACACTGACCGCAATCCACAATTTGATGTTTGATCTGTTTACGGTCAGAAAAGTTTTGATTATTGCACCGTTGCGAGTTGCCCGTGATACATGGTCTGCTGAAATTGAAAAATGGGAGCATTTGAAACCGCTGCGATACAGTGTAGCAGTTGGCACAGAGGAAGAACGCCTTGCCGCTCTGAAAGCCCCTGCCGACCTCTACATCATCAACCGGGAGAATATCGACTGGCTCGTCAACAACACGAAGTTCGATTATGACATGGTGGTGATTGATGAACTTTCCAGCTTTAAGAGCCACCAGAGCAAACGCTTCAAGGCATTGATGAAAGTCAGACCAAAGGTGAAACGCATCGTGGGGCTAACCGGAACGCCTGCCAGTAATGGTTTGATGGATTTATGGGCGGAATTTCGTCTGCTGGATATGGGGCAGCGGCTCGGCAGATTCATCGGGCAGTATCGGAATGCCTACTTCAAGCCCGACAAGCAGAACGGCTATCTCGTGTATTCCTACAAGCCCCTGCCCGATGCAGAGCGGCAGATTTATGAGAAAATCGCTGACATCACCGTTTCGATGAAAGCAGTTGACCACTTGCACATGCCGGAATTGCTTTCCAACGAATACCCTGTGCAGCTGTCCGACACGGAGCAAGAAACCTACAAACGGTTCAAGTCTGAACTGATTCTGGAGATGCAGGATACTGAGATTACCGCCGCCAACGCTGCAAGTCTATCCAACAAACTTTCCCAGCTGGCGAATGGTTCGGTGTATGATGACACCGGAACAGTGCTTCCCATTCACAGCCGAAAGCTGGATGCACTGGAGGACTTGATAGAGGCAGCCAACGGCAAGCCCGTTCTGGTGGCGTATTGGTTCAAGCATGACCGAACAAGAATTGCGGAACGCCTGAAACGGTTACAGGTTTCCTATCAGGAAATCCAGTCCTCCGACAGTATCCGGAACTGGAACGCCAGAAGGCTGCAAGTTGGTCTGCTGCACCCTGCCGCTGCCGGACACGGATTGAATTTGCAGGCAGGCGGTTCTCACCTGATTTGGTTTGGACTGACCTGGAGTCTGGAGCTCTACCAGCAGACCAACGCCAGACTGTGGCGGCAGGGGCAGCAATCCGAAACGGTTGTCATTCAGCATCTCATCACCAAGGGTACGATTGACGAACGTATCTTGAAAGCCCTGACCCAGAAAGAACAAACCCAGACCGCTTTGATGACTGCTGTGCGTGCTGAAATTGTGAGGGAGGAAAATGCATGAATCCAAAAGCATACATGGAAGAGGCAGAACGCCTCCGACACCGAATCTTTCGGAAAGAGCATGAGATCGATTGCATACGACAATCTGCTGAGGGTATGGTTGGAAAAGGTGGAGATTCCCCTAAAACAGTTTCTCCAGAACCACACAAGATGGAAATTGCTGTAGAAAAAATTTTGTCATTGGAAGAAGAAATCGAAGAAACCAAAATGGAACTTCAACATTTGATGCATGAAATGTGGAAACAGATTCAGAAGGTCGCAGATGCAGATGCCCGTGATCTTCTTACAAAACGGTATCTAGAGTTTAAGCCATGGAAAGTGGTGGCAAGTGAATTAGACTATAGCGTACAGCATATTTACTACCTCCACAATAAAGCACTTGAAAAGTTAAGAGTTCATCAGAGTTCATAAGACTTGATAAGAGCTTTATGGTATGCTATACTGTATCATAGCAAAGAATAAAACGAGAGCCGCCATGGAATCATCCGAGGCGGCTTTTTGTATCCGGAGGTGAACCTTATGCCGAAGAAATGTAAGAAGCCCTGCAAGCACCCCGGTTGTCCCAATCTGACAGACGGTTTGTATTGTGCAGAGCATCAGCCCTTGCACCCAGACCGACCGTCTGCCGCCAAGCGTGGCTACGGCAGCAAGTGGCAGAGACTGAGCAAGGCGTACCTCCGCCGGCATCCTTTGTGTGTGCGGTGCAAAGCACAGGGACGGTTCACGGCAGCGACCGTGGTCGACCATATCATTCCTCACCGTGGTGATCCGCATCTGATGTGGGAGGAAAGCAACTGGCAGGCTCTTTGCAAGTCCTGCCATGATCGCAAGACGTGGACGGAAGACCGAAATCCCGTCTATCGGTATTGATTGTGTCTGAAATGCTGCCGGTGGGGGGATAAAAATCGCTAATTGTGAATTTTTTACAGACCGGCGTTCCCTCTCACGCACAAAAACCAAGGTTCAAACGGGGGATTAACCCCGAAAATATGCAAACAAGCCGAAACCTACGCAGTTTCGGCTATTTTTCTCTCAAAAGGCAGGTGAAATCAGATGGCAAAGGACGGCACAAGAAGAGGCGGCAGACGAGTTCGTGCAGGTGATAAGCCGAAAGCCCTCTCCGACAAAATTGCAGAGGGCAAGGACGCAGAGATTATAGAATTTCATGCTCCGGAATTGGATGCAGCTGATCTGGACGATGCCGCTGATTTGACCGGTGCGGATATGCCAAGTCCCAGTGCATACTTGTCTGCCCAGCAGAAGAACGGAAAACCGCTGGGAGCAGACATTGTGTACAAAGAAACATGGCTCTGGCTGAAACAGCGTGGCTGTGAAAAGCACGTCAACAAACGGCTGCTGGAAAGCTATTCGCAGGCATTCGCCCGATTTGTACAGTGTGAAGAAGCCCTCAGTACCTATGGACTGCTGGGAAAGCACCCGACCACGGGCGGCGTTATTGCCTCCCCGTTTGTGCAGATGAGCCAGACATTTCAGAAACAGGCAAACTTGCTCTGGTATGAGATTTTCGATATTGTGAAACAAAACTGTACGACCAAATTTGACGGTACACCGCAGGATGATTTGATGGAACAGCTTCTGAGCAGCAGAAAGTGAGGCAGCATGAAAGCAGATACCCAGTTCTGGCGAGATCTGAAAGCCAATCGCCAGAAGATGACCAAACAGCAATACCGCACAATCAAGGGACAGGCGGTCAGCGGAAAAGTGCTGGATGCCAGAAAAGGCTTACAGAAAGTTTTGAAGCGGAGGAATGGAGCATGACCACAACCACAGAATTTCAGCTTGTTGACATCAACAAGTTAGTACCCTATGCCAATAACGCCAGAACGCACAACAAGGAACAGATCCTGAAACTTCGCTCTTCCCTTCGTGAGTTTGGATTCGTCAATCCGGTCATTATCGACCGGGAATACAATGTGCTGGCAGGACATGGACGCATCATGGCGGCAAAGGAAGAAGGTATTGCAGAAGTTCCTTGTGTGTATGCCGACCATCTGACCGAAGCACAGAAGAAAGCGTATATTCTTGCCGACAACCGGATGGCGTTAGATGCTGGCTGGGACGAAGAACTGCTGTCCGTTGAAATGCAGGAATTGCAGGAGCTCGGCTTCGACCTTTCCATGACCGGATTTGATGAAAAGGAACTGACAGAGCTGCTGGGTGCGGATGCAGGCAGCGAGGCAAAAGAAGATGACTTCGACCTGTCCGCTGCCTTAGAAAAGGCAGCTTTTGTACAGCGTGGCGATATTTGGACAGTTGGCAGACACAAGCTGATGTGCGGTGATGCCACATCTGCGGAAGATGTATCTGCTCTCATGGGTGACACCAAGGCAAATCTAATTCTGACCGATCCCCCATATGGCGTTTCGTTTAAGAGTGCCAGCGGACTTACCATTCAGAATGACAGCATGAAGAACGAGGAGTTTTATACATTCCTGCTGTCCTCCTTTCAGCGAATGGCAGAACATCTGGAAAAAGGCGGCTCTGCCTATGTATTCCATGCAGATACCGAAGGGCTGAATTTCAGAAAAGCATTCATTGATGCCGGATTTCATCTTGCAGGCTGCTGCATCTGGGTAAAAGACAGCCTTGTGCTGGGACGCTCGGATTATCAGTGGCAGCATGAACCTGTGCTGTATGGCTTTATGCAGAATGGCAAGCATCACTGGTATTCCGACCGCAAGCAGACAACCATCTGGAACTTTGATAAGCCGAAACGCAATGCCAATCACCCTACCTCCAAGCCGCTGGACTTGCTTGGCTATCCCATCGGCAATTCTACACAGGAAAATGGCGTGGTAATGGACACCTTTGGCGGCAGTGGTTCTACTTTGATGGCTTGCGAACAAATGAATCGCATCTGTTACACCATGGAACTGGATGAAAAATATGCCTCGGTGATTCTTCGCCGGTATGTGGAAGATACGGGAAATGCCGATGGTGTGTATGTTATCCGTGACGGGAAGCAGATCGCATACTCTGAACTGGTGAAAGAGGTGGAAAAGCCTGATGAATAAACCGCTCACCCTTGGCAGCCTCTTTGACGGCAGCGGCGGTTTTCCGCTTGCCGGACTGCTGGCAGGCATTGTGCCTGTCTGGTCTTCTGAAATTGAACCGTTTGCTATTCGTGTGACAGAGAAACGGCTGCCGCAGGTGCAACACTTCGGCAATATCAGCGGACTGCATGGTGCAAAGCTGCCGCCTGTGGACATCATCACCTTTGGCAGTCCATG